CTGATGCTCACATCAGCGCCACGGGCTAAGGCACCACGTACCGCAGCAGCGAAAGCGTCGAAACCATTCTGGCCGTCTTCCATGATGACCATCTCGTCTACCTCATCAGCTTTGCCGTTTTTGTAATACTTCATGCGCACCACAGCAAGCACCTGATCAGGCAGCTTGCACATGGTGTAATCAATCCCCTGGCGGCGTGGTTTCTTCGGTTCCACCCATATCATCAGTATTACCAGCCAGTCTGTCAGCCAGTCGAGTAGGCGGTAGGTCAAGCCCCGCATTGGATGTCGCCTCAAGCTCTTCGTCTACATCAAAATTATCGCCCAGCACATCGCCTTCGGCTAGCTCGCGCAGCAGCGTTTCTTGGCTGATGGTGCCAGCGGTGTACAGCGACAGCAGAGCGGTGATGTCCTGCGGTTCAAGGCGTGCGCCAAGGAAGTCGCGGTTGACATAAGCGCTGCCGGCAGCGGTGGCATTACCAAGGAACTGCGCGTGCCATTGCAGGCAGTTGTCGATCATGTCTTGCATGTTCTGCGCAATGACCATCATGGTGCTGTCACCTTGACTGCGGTCGATGCGCTTTGCCTCAGCGGTTTCGGCGCTTAGCTTTTGGCCTAGCACTGCCGACAGGCCTAGCTCGTTGATTTGCAATGCAAGCTCCTCAAGCCGGCGGAACTGCGCTTCAAAGCTGCGGCCTGCGGGTTCGATGTATTCAGCACGACCCTCGGCTGGAAATGCAATCGCTTCGCCTGGTCCGGCTGATACCTCTTCAGCAGCAGACGGAAAGCCGTAGAACGCCAGCATTGGCACAGCGCTGATGTGCAGTTGGTTGTCGAGGTCCGACTGCACCTGATAGGTCTTGAGGTTCAACTCGGCAATGTCTTCAAGCGGCGGACGCGACTCCATAAATGCCGTCCGCTGCGCGTAGGCAATCGTGAACGGGATTTCGCTAAGGCTGGTGCGGCCTTCATCAACAACAATAAACTCACCGTTGTCGTCTTTGCGGTGGATTCGGTACTCGCCGGGCGTCAGTACACGCACCTGCTCGACCGCCTTCTCGCCAAACTCACCATCGGGCACGCTTACCACTTCGGACAACCTGAGCTGCGTCAAGACCTGTTTGCCTTCTTGCTGTTCAGTGCGCCAGCCAAGGATTTGCCTTGGCGTGTAGGTCACCCAATAAGGTCTACCCCCATCAGCAGGCGCATCCACCAAAGTACCAATGTGGCCATAACGGACCATCTTGCGGGCTGATTCATAGGTCCAGACGTTGAGGTCATTGCCTTGCAGGTCTACGTCAAACAATTGCTCGCGGATGATGTCAGCGGTGTCATCCAGCCGCACAGGCTTACGGGTCAACATGCCGGCCAGCATCCGCTCAAGACGGATGTAGTACGGCGGGCAGACGCTACGGGCCAGGCGGTTGTCGTAGGACTCATCTAGCTCGCGTGGCTCCTGCGGCAGATAACGGCGATGCTTTTTACGCATCCCGTAGGTGCCCTGCAGCAGATCTTCGATCAAGATCCAATGCGGCTCCTGCGCAAACCAGCTTGTGTTTGGGTCGTTGACCTTAGTTACAGTGCGCTGCGCTAGCGGCCTGTCATAGACGTTGTATCCGCTATACACAGCGCACCAATGCTGACAATGCCGTCAGTTTAGGGCTTCAGGTTTGGATGGCAGGCAGGGTGGTTGTAATGTGCCAGGGTGGCCTGATCACGGCCAGCAGCAATGCCGATGCCGTAAAAGCCAAACATGATGGCCAGCACAGCAAAGCGCTTAATCCAAGGGTTGTTCATGGGTGAGAAAGGAAAGAAGATCAGAAATGCAGCAAGATTGGCAGACAGTTCTGCCATCTTCAAGTTGCCAACCGTCGGGCGGTCCTTGGTCTTGACCAATGGGACCGCCGCAGTCGGCGCAATCAGGCAATGGCACGGTTAGCAAGCATCGTGTTGGCAGTGGTTAGCCGCTGGAACAGTTGCGGCAGGATGTGGAAGTGACCTTGACGCTTAGCAGCGTCGATCATGCCAAGGGTCTCATTGCGAAACTCTTGCCATTCTTGGCGCTGGGACTTGCGGGCAGGCTTGCGGATCGGCTCAAGAATGACCACCTTGGCGGATTGAGCAAGGTTGCTGGCCTTCCATGCTGCCAGTTCAGCGGCGGTCATGTTGGCGGTGATGGATTGGCGGGTCATGGGTGGAATCCGTTTGGGATGACCTAAGTATGGCACCCTATGCCGCCGTGGTCAAGCCTTGTTGCAAACTGACACGGACAAAAGAAAACCCCTGCTGATGCAGAGGTTCCCTCGCCCGACGCTGGTGTATCTGAACCATCCCTCGGCACGCCCGCTATTGCACGCGTGTTCCCGACTTCGGTTTCAGTTGACCGCTTTCTACCGGACCGCACGCAGCGGCTACCCGACTTTTGGCGGTGCGCAGCAGGGGACTTCGCTGCGTCATCAATATAGCCTGACGCCCGTACCACGTCCAGCGCCGGCGTGCAGCGGGTTGAACTCACGCCAGACCAGATAGCCCAGTGCGTCGTTCATGTGGTCAAAGCCTGCGTCCTTGTCCGGCTCGCCCTTGTCGCTGTAGCACTGCAGCTCTAGGCACTCGATGACGCGCTTGCAAGTTTCTGACACTTGCAGCCTCACTTGACCCTTGCCGTTCTCCAGCAAAGCTTGAACAGCAGCCACCCGATCACGGACGGGAGGGTTACTACGCGATGACTGGTTGCTGAAGCCATAGGTCTCAAGGATCTGGATGTCGGTTTGGCTTGCGTTGGTGCTGCGGTTGCCACCGCTGGCGTCGGGGTAGATGTAGATCTGCTGCTGCGGGTGCCGGCGACGGATCTCTTGCGCCAATGCGTCGGTGTCATGCGCGCCGGCGATCTCGTCGATCACGGTTAGGCCATTGCCAAGCCGCACGGCGATGACCGCAGACATGTTGCCAATGTTGAAGTCAATGCCAACACGCACGGGCTCGCGGCTAATGTCCGGCACCGAGGCCGTCACATGCTTGGCCCTGTCGAACCGGTCATACACCTGCCCTGTTGTCAGGTTGACGAACTCACCATCGAGGTACGCCCGCAGCAGGCTGGGGTCATAGTTGGCCTCAAGCCGCTCGATGAAGTCCGGCGGCAGGTGCGGGTTATCTGCGGTACGCATCTTGATGAGATGCCGGTCTGAACGCGCCTTTGCTTCATCCGTGCCGAAGGTGTTCCACATCCATCGGAATCCTTCAGGCGTTGATGCCGCGCCGAACTGCCGCACGTTGCCGCTGCGGAGTCGGCCAAGGATCTTTGGGAATGCCTTATTGGCAATGCTGGGCGTCACGGTGTCGATCTCATCCGCCAGCACCCATGCAAGGTTCAGACCAATGATGCGGCTCCAGTTCTCAAAGCTGCGGCACAGGATCTTGGTATCACCGCCCGGCAGATGCAACATGTACTCCGGCAGCGGGCTAGCCCTGAATGTGTACGGGATGTCATACGCCTCAAGGAATGCCTCGAAGTCCGTCTGCCAAATATCCCGGATAAGTGGTCCAGTCGGCTCCATTACCGCACCGATAAAGCCCTGATTGGCCGCGGCCAGCATCACCGCTTTAGCGCATAGCGCTCTGGTCTTGCCCGCGCCATAGCCCGCACTAATGCCAAGGATCTGCGTGCTGCTGTCATCAACAAATGCAAGCTGGCCTGGGTGCAGGTCGGCACGGATGCGGTCTAGCAGATCGCTGGTGTCCTCAGGCGTCTGCTGCTGCATGAACGCCAGCAACGGCTGCGGCTCACAGATGCCGGTAACGAGGCTCACGACATCTCAAACCGCAGCAGCCGAGCTTGCTTCTCTAGCGCCACCAAAGCAGTACCAATCTGCTCTTTGTCTGCCGCTCGGCGCTCATATTCCTGCAACCGCGCAAGTGCAGCCTCTAGCCATTGCGGGCGTTCAAGCTCGGCGTCAAGCGATAGGAGCTGGCGAGCGCGGGCAATGTAAACATCGGCCTGACGCTCGCTTATTCCCCAATTTTCCGCTGCAAATTGTATGATTTGCCTTCTACTATGTGCACGCAATAGCAAGCTGTACACAGCATTTACACGCTGGTCAGATTCGGTATTGTTGCATTTGCGCGCCATTGGTATCAGTTACGGATTTGCACTGGCATAACTAAGTATGTCATATCCATGCTAGTGGGCGTCAACACCACTGGTGCGGTTTGCGCATTGGCGGATAGTGTAACAGTTTCCGCCTGCCGCATGGCTTTTAACCCATCCAGCAGATAATGCACGTTGAACGCCCATGCGCCTTTGGCGGTGCCGGTGTAGGCGATGGATTCGGTGCCGTTGTTGGCATCAGCTTCGGCGGTGATGACGAGATGCTTGCCGGCGGTGAGTTTGACGACAGAGTTATGTGCCTCGGCTATGAGTGCCACACGCTCTAGCGCACGGGTAAACCGATGCCGGTCAAGGGTCATGGTGTGCTCAAAGCTAGCAGGGATCAGTGCTGCCACGTCTGGGTACTTGCCATCAAAGATGCGGCTGTAGATGGTGATGCCATCGCCGGCGTCGATGACTGCTTGACCAGTGGCGGCTGCAACTGTGACGCTGCGGTCCTGCAGCAGCTTCATTGTGGTGGCCGGTAGCACGAGGTCGATGCCATCTGGCAGCTCTACCGGCACGCGCATAAGCCGGTGGCCGTCGGTCGACTCCATGACGCCTGCTGCTAGGTGGATGCCTTGCAGGATTTGCTTGCTGGCATCAGAGCTAACGGCTGCCATGCAGGCGCGCACACCGGCGCTCAGGTCTAACTCAGCCCCAGGAGCCTCCACAACGGGCAGGCCGGGGTAATCGGCTGCATCACACACGGCAAGGCCATAAGAGCCGCTGGCGGCGCTCACAGAGCCATCTGAGAGCGTTACAGGCTCGCCATCGTCCATGCGACTGACCAGGCCAGCCAGCAAGCGATATGGCAACGCCACAGCGCCAGCGGTGTCAACAGCAGCAGGCAAGCGGACGCTGATGCCTAGTTCCAAGTTGAAGCCGGTGACGGCCATGTCGCCGGCATCCGCGGCGATGAGGCAACAGCTCAGGATCGGATGGCTGTTGCTGTTGCTGATAGCTGGTGCAATGGTGCGCAATGCGTAACTGAGATCAGCTTGCGTAGTGATGAGTTTCATGTGGCGGCGGTGGTGAGAATATCAATCAGCCGGTCGTAATCGGCTGCGAAGGATGCGACCAGTTCAGCCGGGATTGGCTGCTGGTCATCTTGGGCATTGTCGCGGATGGCCGCGGC